AGTCCAGTTCTTGGCGAAGCCCAGCTTCACGGCGCCGACGACGTCAGTGCGGCCGGTCGGCTGCAGCGTGCCGTCGACCATGTGCTCTGGCCTGATCGCGAACGGCGCCCCGTTGCCAGGCAGGGCAAGCTGAATAAGCCGCAGCTTGCCAAGGCGTGACATTACCTGCTGGGCACCGATACTGCCAAGCAGCATCTGGCAGGCCGTCAGCACGTTCAGCCGCTCGGTCGCCCACAGCCCCATCGGCTGCGGATGCGCGGCGTCGAAGGCGGCGATGTTGTCCAGGTCGAGATCCGCATCGGTGAAGCGGTCGGACGCCTTACCGTACGCAGTCGCCATGCGCTTGACCATCATGGCCGCGGTGTCGCAGTAGCCGGCGCCGTTGTCGCCCTTCACGGACAGCGTGACCGCGCCGGCCGGCATCGATTCGAGCGTCACCGTTCCGGCCAGTGGGTTGGACGTCATCCCGACCGGCGCGCCGTTGTCCCGAGCCTCGTTGCTGATCACACCCTCTGCGGAGGCGCAGTGGTAGCGATAAGTTAGCGTGGCCGGGTCGACCAGGAGCGGAGTGATGTTCGACACCTGGCCGATGGCGAACGGGATCAGCGCATCCTTCTGTTCGGCGTCGCCGCCCAGCTTCGCTTCGGTAAGTGCCGTGTTCAGCCGCTGCAGCTTGTCGCGCAGCTTCAGCACGAGCTTATTCCGGCCGCGCAGCTCGATGTCGGCCGCGATGCCGTTAAAGATCATGCGGAAATCGGCGCGCGCCCAGCGAACGTCGCCGATGTACGCTCGGATCTCCCGGTTTTGCCAAACGTAGCCGGGTGCCGCCCAGGCATCCCGCACGCCGGCCGTGTTGTCGATCTCCAGGTCGCCGCCGGAAAGCGCGCCGTCACCATCGAGCGAAAGTCGCTCAGTGAACAGCGTGCCGACAGTGGCGATCGGGAGGTATTGCGTGTTGGCCGGACTGTCGGCGGGCGACGTGGTGAATGCCTTGGTGGCCATGTAAATCATGGTCTCCACGCCATTCACCTGCGCCGCCGCCTCGATCAGGACGCAACGATACGCAGACTGGCTTTTCAGCCAGTCCAGAAACTGAGCCTCAGTCATGAAGGAAGAACCCTATATTCAGTGGATGCGGCCGACCTGACCGCGCTAGCGATCGTGGTGGCGGACTCGCTTGATGCCCTGCTTTGGGACGCCATAAGTGCCGCCGTATGCTGCGCCTGCTCCGCACGCAACTTGGCAACTTCACTGCTCATTGCCTTGGTCGCATTAACCACTGCGTCAATGGTGGACTGACGCGTCGGTGCCGCGATGATTGGCCCGGGAGAAACAGGCGCATAGCCGGTCAGCGGGGCAGTGTTCTTGCCAGCAGCTTCGTGGTACTGCAGCAGCGCCTCGCGAACCGAAAGTACCGACTTGTTGACCTCGATGATCCCAGAGACCTGCAGCTTCAGCACATCAAGCTGCGCCTTGTAGACATTAATCTCCTTCTCCGCCCACTTCGCCGCCTCCTCGGTCGCCGCTTGCGCATACTCGAAGTCTCGCGTGTAGTTGGCACTACTGGCAAACACCGCTCGGGACGCAGTCAGGAATGCGTTGAATGCGCCCTGGTACTGCGATTGCGCAGCCTCGTCACCACCGCGCGCCGCCGCAAGCACAGCCTCGTATTGAGCTTTTGCTTCCGCATACTTCTGCGAAGGCGAAAGTGGCGACAACCCGCCGAGCAGCGCGCTGTCGCGCAGGCTCTTCAGGCTCGACGCGAACGACGACATCCGGTTGATGGTCGTGTCGATCGCGTCGGTCTCGGCCTTGTAAGCATCGGCCAAGGCCGACTTGGCGTCAGCAAGGGACATGGTAGTGTCCTCGATTGCCGGGTACACCTTGGCAAACGCTTCCTGCAGCGCCATCAGCTGAACGTACTGCTCACGCTGGGCTTCGCTGGTCAGGTCCAGGCCGAGCACGTACTGTTTGAACGACTCGCGCGAACGCAGGTCCGACTTACCCAGCGCCGCCAGTTGCTCGGTGACGAATTTCCGCACCGGCGCCAAACGCTCAGCCTCGGTGAGGTAGTTCTCAGCGAACGACGACGCCTGGCTTGCGAGCTCGTCGATACCGCCGGCCATGGACAACAGTTCTTCGCGCGCAGCGATGCTCGCGATTCCGGTCGCCCCGAACGACTTGCCGATGCTGGCCAAGACGGCGTCCAGACCTGCGTAGTTCGAGGCCACGCGCGCCAGGGTTTCCAAAGCGCCTTCCCCGACCTGCTGGAACTGCGTGATTCCGGCCACGCCAAAGCTGGCAAGATCGTCGCCGATCTTCGAAAACACGGCCGACAGTTCCTTCTGGATCTCCTCCCCGGTTTTGCCCTTCAAGCTGATCTTGCCGATGTCCACAACGAAGCTGTTCAAGCGAGCCGAAAACTCGTCACCGTTGATCTGCAGGAGCTTGCCGGCCTCGAACACGGTATCGTAGAGCGAGGTCAGGATCGTGCTGATCTGACGATTACCTTCGGCGCCGATGCCTTCCAGCTTCGTCGAGCGCTTGTCGCTGCGGAACCAGCCGCCGTCCTTCTTGATATCGGCGTACTGCGACGCGTTGACACCACCGGCAAGGATGCTTCCGTAGGTTGCCTTACCCATTGTGAAGCCGGTGTCCTCGACGGTCTGTTTCCCGCCGAAGATGCTGCCCAGCGCCTTGCCGATGAAGGTTTTCCCGATCACGGCGCCCAGCAGGCCCCCTAGAGCCATCCCGACCGGACCGCCGAGCATGGCGCCGATGTAGCTGGTACCCATTCCGACGTAAGCCCCGGCCGCTGCACCGGCGATGCCGCCGGCGATGCCGCCTCCGATGCCGATTGCCTTCGAATCGAACACGTTTTTGTTTAGCTCCGACCCGAATTCACCTGAGACCCCGGTGGTGCGTACCAAAAGCGACGCGAACTGTCCGATGCCGGCCTCGATGTTGCGCAACGACCTCAGCATGCCGGTGCTGATCCCTAACTCCTTCGAAGCCAGCGACTCCATGATGTCGAGCGATTTGGCGATAGACTCGGTCTTCTCATCCGAGCCCAGCACCGACCCGGTTCCCTGACTCTTCTGGCGCGACTCCGACAGGCTCACGCCGCCGCTGCCGATGCCACCGATGGCAACGCCCAGGCCGGCGACAATCGCGGCCATAGCCGCCATTCGTCCGAATGCGGTGTATGGGTCGCCACTGCCTTGATTGAGCACGGCCGAAATGCCCTTCGGCACCAGCTCTGCCAGCGTCATCGCCAACTCAGCCGCGTGGAACACTTTCGATACTGCCATCAGGGCCTGGTAGCCCTTGCTCTGCTCACCGAAGAATCCGGCAGCAGCACTCGTCATGGCGCCATAGCCGGCCATCCGATTCTTTGCGCTCTCCTCGTTGAGTTTGTCGACATACTCTAGGTGCTTGATCTCGTCGATCTTCCCGTTCCGGAGCAGCAGATCGGCATTGCCGCGCTCTTCCGCGATCTTTGCCTGACGCTTGCCAAATGCATCCAGCGCGCTGGTCATCTTCGTGATCGAGTCGCCGGCGGTGCCGAATGCCTCGCGCAACGCCTCGCCGAACGTCTGGGCTTTGGCTGGGTCAAGGAACTCGTTCAGGCTATCCTGCGCCTTCTTGTTGGCCTCCGCAATCCCTTCATTGACCGCACCTTGCTGCCTGAGGCCGGCGAGTTTGCGCAACTCTTCGGCTTGTCGGCGGTAAAGCGCAGCGACAACACTGCCCTTCTCCACCGCTTCGATTCCTGCAGCGGTTTCCTCTTTCTGCGTTGCGATCGCCAGCATGCGAGCTGCCTGAAGGGCCGCCACCGCTTCCTTGGACAAACCAATCTCTTCATTGGCCAGGCGCTGGGCCTTCACCTGGTCTTCGAGACCAGTCAGTTCAGCGGCGGCCGCTTTGACGCCCTGCATGTAGAGATCCATGCTGGCCTGTGCGCGGTTTCGTTGGGCCGCGGCCAGATCGTTTTCCAGTTGCTGCTGTCGGCTGATGCGCTGCTCGTCAATCTTAGCGATTTGCCCAGCAAGATCACGCTGGTCGCGATCGCTATTGATTTTTTTGCTTGTCAGTGCCAGCTGCTCTTGCAGCTCATCTTTTCGACGTTTGAAAGTCGCAAAGTCCTCGTCAGCAGCTTGGCGTAGCGCCTCATCCTCCGTAATTTCGCCAGCATCCCGCTGCGCCTGGATCCGAGCAAGCGCCCGCTGACTCAGCACATCCTCAAGCTCGCCGCGTTTACGCAGCGCCGTGATGCTGGCATCGATGCCGGCAATGAAGACGTCGTTGTACTCGCGACGAATGGCCATCAACTGCTTGTCGATAGTGATGGCGTCTTTGTCGGTGGACGACTGGGGAATGCCAAGCTTTTCCCCTTGGGTTTGGGCGGCCTGCAAAGCCTTCTCCATGCGTTCTTTGCGAGTGAGCAGGATCCTCTGCTTTTCCTCCCACTGCCTCTCCGCCGCCTCACGTTGTCGCTTTACGCCTTCGTCTTCGCCCGCCTTTCTATCGGCAGCGGCCTTGTCGTTGATGGATTTGACTGCCCGCTCGTTTGCCGCCACTTGTGCCTGCGCTGCCAGCACGTCGCGATCTCTCGACGGGTCATATCTCTCGCCATCGCGCGCTTTGCCGATCCGCTGCAGGCGCTCAATACGCGCGTCAAGAGCCTTGCGTTGCACGTCCAGCGCGGCAAGTTGCTGCTGCGGCCCCAACTCCCGGGCGCCTGCAAAATCGACAACCGCATCCCAAGCACCGCTCGCCGCTGTCTTGATGTTGATCCAAGCGCGCTCCCAGGCCGAGAGAACTCCCAGCACCTTTTCCTTCTGGTTGGCGACGCCGTCGGCATAGGCGGTCTGCGCAATGCGGGCGGCATCGATCATGCGGCCCTGTTCCTGAGCTGCCTTCACGGCCAGGTAGGTCTCGGTTGTGACGAAGCCGTATTGATCGCCCATTGCACGGAGTGCGGTGAGCGGATCCTTTCCGAGCGCCGCGAACTCTTTCGCCGTTTCCTCGACGCTTTTACCGAGCACGCGCTGGGCGTCGACAGCGACCGTGCCGAATTTCTCCAGGTTGGCGCCCGCGATCGCGCCTGTGCTGGCCAAGGTGGTCAGGGCCTTGGCCGAGACTCTCTGCGAGCCGTTGATCTCCTTCATGCTCGCGGCCATGTCAGCCATCTGGCCGGCGGTGGTGCCGGCGAAGTTGCCGGTCATGATGAGGGCGCGCGAGTATTGCACCGCCTCGTCGTGACCGGACTTATAGGCATAGGCCAATGCGGCTACCGCCGCAAGAGTCACCGTATATGGATTGATCAAGCCGAGGAACGCACTGCCCAAGGCGCGCGCTGCCGCGCCAATACCTCCGAACATATCGCGCAACTGGCCGCCTTGCTGCAAGAGGACGGTCAGCGGCGCCTGGCCGCCTTGCAAGCTGACGATGATGTCGGTCATCTGCGCCGGCACGCCGCGCAGCGCCGCGTTCATCGCCGCCGCAGACATCCCTCCGTTTCGGAATGCCTGGTCCTGGGCGCGGAGCTGGTCGAGCATGGGCTTCGCCTGGGTGGTCACACCCAACTGCGCCGCCTGCATCTCCAGCAGTTCGGTCCGCGTCTTGCCAATAGCGGCAACCTGCTGCTCCAGTCCCTTGAGGAACGAAGTCCGCGAAGCCTGGGCCTGGGCCAGCTCGCGCTGCGCCTGCGCCTCCATCCGGGTCGCATAGGTCTGCTGCTCCTGCGCCAGGCGCAGATCCCGCAGTTGCGCGATCAATGGCTCGGCAGCACTGGCCGCACCCAACTGGGCGGCACGGTAACGATTCACCTCCTCGGCGGACAGGCCGAACAGCGCGATCTGCTCGCGCAGGCCCTGCAGGAAGGTGTTGCGCGATGCGTCAGCCTGCGCAGCTTCACGCTGGGCCTGCGCCGCCGCTCGAGCCGCTGCCTCGACCTGCTCTTGAGCGGCGCGCATGTTCTGCAGTTGCAGGATCAGCATTGAAGCTTCCTGCGCAGCGCCGGCCTGGGCGGCACGATAACGCAGCACTTCATCCGCCGACTTGCCAAAAAGAGCGATCTGCTCGCGCAGGCCGGCCAGGAACGACTCCTTCGATGCCTGCGCCTGGGCGAGTTCGCGCGCGGCGGCCGCCTGCGCTTGGGTCGCTTGCGTGGCCTGCGTCTGGGCGGCCTCGACCGCGCGCAGCTGGTTCAGGTACGGCGTCAGCGTTGCCGGGTCGACGCCGCGGTTGCGCGCCAACGACTCGTAATACTGCGCCGTGCTACGGCCGCCGGCCTCCATCGCCATGGTCGTGCGCTGGATGGAAGCGATGATGTTGCGTTGCGAGTTCTCGACCGCGCGCGCGGCGGCGGCAGAGCGCTGGCCGGTCTGGCTGATCGATTGGCCAGCGCGGTTTGCTGCGTCGACCGCCGGGCGCAAGCCGGCTTCCACGCCCGAGGCATCCGCCACCACTCGAATTGTTGCGTTGTTGACGATATCGGTCATGGCGTGGCCCAAATAAAAAAGCCACCCGAAGGTGGCTTGGTTGTGTGTTGCTGGCTTAGTGCTAGCTCATATTCCGCCAGGCGACAGGCAGATCTTATCCGCCGGCGGCTTCGTCTTGAACCGGCGCTGAAGAGCACCAGCGTACTCGGCTGCCGCTTTCGAGCAGGACAGTGCGGCATCTAGGTCTTCTTCGCTTTGCGCGATTTGCTTCGACGCGTCCGCACCGATCGACTGCAGGTTCGAGATGCCCTGTCGGGTAGTTTTTTGCAGCTTCAAGTTCAGGTGGTACATCCTTGTCCTGCTGCAGAACTCCTGCTGGAGCTCGGCCTTGTCCGCAGTCTTTAGCTGCAGGTATTCTGGCTTGTCGCACGTTATGCCGAAAGCCAGGGCGGATCCGCTCGCAAGGCCGAGCACGGTCGCCAGAATAAGTCGCTGCATGTCCCCTCCTATGATGAGAATGCAATCTTACACCAGCGCAAGAGCAGTGCCGTTGACGCCTACTCGTCCCGGCTATTCATGAGGTTGAGGGCGGCGAACTCCATCACCTGGATGTCCGCCTCGAGCTCATCGTATTGCACCGAGTCGAGGTCCATGCGGTCCATCTTCCGATGCAGGGTGCCGTAATCGAGACCGATCACGCCCATGCCGCCGGCGCGCCACTGCGTGCGCATGTAGGCGAACAGCACATAGGCGTCCCAGTGCTCTGGCCATATCTCGACCACCTCGTCGTTGAAGTCGGCGAGCGTGAGGCCGGCGAGCTCCATCTCGGCCAGGTCCTTTTTCGTCGGACCTGGCGTGTACATCGCCTCGGCGATTAGACGGAGTTTCCCAGGCGGCCCTCGTTGATCGCGGCGCGGTAATCGTTCTTGATCGCCTCGGCCATCGCCGGCAGCGTATCGACCAGCTCGGCCACGCCGTCCTTGTCGAAGTCCGCGTCCAGGTTCCAGTCCTTGACGATCTTCATGATGTACTCGACGTTGATCGCCGACTGGCGTTTCACGATCTCGGTCTGGGTCAGCGAGAATTCTGGGATCGCCTCGCCGGTTTCCTTCGCCTTGGCGACGGCGGCGTTGAAGCGCTCGATCTCAGCGTTCGCTTCGTTCTTCAGTTTGGCCTGCAGTTCGTCGGTGAGCTCGGCCAGCTCGGTGCGGCTGCGGTACACGTAGTCGACTTCCATGCAGCCCAGGGCGCCGTCGAGCATCGTGCATTGCACTTCCTTCGTGAAGTGTTGCGGACGCTTGCCCAGGACGATTTTGGTAGCTTTTGCCATGATTTTTGTCTTTCAAATAGGGGTAAAACGGAAGAAAAAGACCGCGAGGAATGACCCCGCGGCGTAAAGGCCAGCGCCGACCGTTCGACGCCAGCTGGCAAACCAGGATCAGTAGCGCACGACCTTGTTCTGCAGCGAGAACGTGGCCTTCACGGCCATCACGCTGCCCTTGGCCAGGGTCGGCGACTCGTTGAACGAGCAGTAGCCGGCGTACAGCAGCACCGCACCGCCCGGCAGGATCCCGCGCAGGCAGGTCAGCTTCACGCCATCGGACACGGCTTTCAGTGCCGCATGGTGCGGCGCGCCCTTCTCGTCGGCGATCGTCAGCGCGACGGTCGTGGCCGTGAAGCCGTCCGGCAGGCTGACCGGCATTTCGGTATCGAGCAGCGGCACCTCGACGAATTTGCCGTCGCCGCCAGACACTTCCGCCGCGGTCACGCCGGTGATCGGAACCCAGGTGGTGACCTTGCGAACGGAGCCCACGCCGGCGCCGGCCGGGAACAGGGTCACGTCGGTGGTGTCGAGACCTTCGAAGGTGAAGTTGGATGCAGTAGCGGTTTTGACGCGGAAGACGCGGCCGTTCGCCTTGCTCCAGCCGCCGGTGTACTCGACATAGTCGCCGACAGCGAAGGTATTGGTCGCGGTGGCCACCGCTTCGGCAGCGTTCGACACAGCGGTGAGGGACACGGCAGTGGCGAAAACAGTCGCTACCGCGAACGCGATGTTATTTGGGAGTTGCATTTGTGGGCCTTTCAAGTAAAGAGCCCGGGACCCGGGCAAAGAAAAAGCCGCCCGGATTGCTCAAGGCGGCTTGGAAGGGGTGAGGCTGAATCAGAGGAGAAGCTGGAACTCTTGCATCGCCCCGCGGTACGTTGTCAGTTCATCGTATGTGTCGCCGGCGTTCGTCAGCACTTCGAGCTGCAGCGCGGCCTCCGCGCGCAACGAGTCTTCAACCTGCGCGACGACTTCGAACGCTTCGATCGACGTGGCCGCCCAGACGTTGACCTGAACCCGCGCCAGACGCTTGGCCGGCGCCTCGCCGGTGACAAAGTGGATGGGCGGGCCGCCGATCACCTGGAAGGTGATGTACGGGGTGGGCGTGTCGGGCTCAGCAATTCCGGGGAACACCCGGCCGCCGGCCAGCTCGCCCAGCGCCGAAAAAATCTGCTCATGAGGCGTCATGTCGAATTCCTTGCCAATTGTTCAGCCAGGGTGCGTGTCATCAAGTTGATGACGTCTTGCTTCCTGCTCTCGTACGCCGGCCGCATGAACGGATATGCCCGGACGCGGGCGTTCCCATACTCGAGCTCGGCCGCGCGGCGGTGCGCTGCCCAGCCAATCGTGCGACCGGTCCTCTTGCTGACATTCTTGTTTTTGGGGACGAACTTGTGCCCGTTCTCGACCCAGCGCCAGTAGTAGGCACCAGGGCTGGCGGCACCGCCATTTCGCACGGTGACCAGGTAGACCTGGACCTTGCCGCCGTCCGACTCTTCTTCGAGTCGCTTGACAATGATGTTGTCGAACAGGATGCCGGTCTTCTTGTTGGCCAGCGCGTTCTGTTTTGCCTGATCCCGGAACAGGTCCGCGCCGGCGAATCCGACAGTGCGCAGCGTGACCTCATCGATCGAGTTCACGACCTGCTCAGCAGTCTCCTGCACGGCCTCAATGAGGTTCAAAGTATCGAATCGCATCATTTCACGGCCTCGCAGACCAGATCCATGAAGCGGCGGTCCGTATTGCGCAGTGGCGGCGACTTGATGTCGTAGGTCTGGCCGTTGTGCACGACTCGCATCGTTTCATCGACGTCAGCCCGGTACCAGGTGCGGATCGACGCGCGCAGCACCGAGATCTCGGCGTCGGCGCGCAGCGTCTCCAGGCCCCGCAGATGGCGGACGTCGCCCCACGCGGTCGGCTCGATCGGTAGCCATTCCTGCTTTGGGTTTCGCTGGCCAGCGGCATCCCGGCCCTGCTTCGGCTTGAGGAAAGTTAGGCGGTCATTGAACATCAGTACACCACCTCCCCGTCCAGCAATCGCACCGCGCTGGCCGCCATCGATGCGGACAGCTGGCCAAAATGCTCAGCCACGCGCCGCAAAATGAAGCCCTTAACCGAGTCTGGCACGCTGGTGTGATCCGGGCCGTAGCCGGCGACGTACTGCACTTCGACGGCATTGATCCGATTGGCAGTCGCTGGCCAGGCCTTGCCGGGCGCCGGGACGATGTAGCCTGGCTCGCTCACCGAGTCGACCTCGTAGTCCGCCGGATCAAGGGGCTGCTGCTGGCCAGTCGGATCGATGAACTTCACGTGCACCACGGAGATCAATCCAGGGCGCGGCAGCTTGATCGCATCGGGGAACCGGTCGAGCGTCAAGCGCAGGGTCTGCTCGATGATGGCGCGCTGCGTTTCGAACTCGGCCTCCGCGGTGGCGGTCTTAACGGCCTGCTCGACTTCATCATCCAGGCCGGCGCCGGTCGCGCGCGCCGCCGTGATGGCGGACTCGAGCGATACAGCCAGCTGCGCCGGGGGTGTGATCACTTTCGGGGTCATCGGTAGTTTTCCTGTATAGCTGACGGCCGGCCATCGGTGGGCACCTGGACCGGCCGCGACTGGTATTCATGGCACCGCGGCGTGTAGCCGGATCCGGCAGGTGCCCGGACGAATTGACCGGCACCGGTCGCCATCGCAGTGCCCGTAAGGCCGTGAGCCGCTACCCCGAACGGCTCCGCGCTGGCTGACAGCTGAATCGTGCCCGCAGCGATGACGTCGCCCACAGAGGCATACGCGCTGACGGCAGCAGGCGCTGCGCAAGCACCGCCCGTAGCCATGGCTGCACCGGCCGATGCCACAGCACCGACTGCGCCGACTCCTGGCGCTGGGGCGGACCCGGAGACAGCTGTCACGGCCGCCGCCGAGGCCTGGCCGACCGAAGCGATAGCGCTCGCGCCTGTTGGGCTGCAACTCGCAGCGCCGTTTGCCGATACATCGCCGGCCGCCGTCGCCGCCGAAACACCGCCAGGGGAAGCGGCCGAAGCGTTCCCGCCGACAGCCGTAGCTGCACCGACAGCGCTCGTTACTGCAACACCAGCGGCTGCCGCGCGGGCGCCGGCTGACGTCATGGCCGCTCCCGCCGATGCAGCAGCGCCGGCACCTTCCGGTGACGCTGCAGCACTCCCGCTTGCGGTCGCCGCGCCAACCTGGCCAGCACCGGCGGCGCCGACTGGGGCGGCGAACCCATTCGTTACGACCCCCGAAGCCGGTTCGCTCGACGCCGTCAAGCTCTCGACCAGAAGCTGCGATGCCGCGTTGATTGCGCGAATGCCGACATAGCCGGCATCCGGAATCGCGGTATCAATCGCAGAGATCACCGGGGTCGGCGCATCGTCCACATAGACGTTCAGCGCGGATCCATTGGCATCCAGGCGCAGCCGCAGCATCGCCCCGGCGACAGCACTGTAGGGCGCACTTCCCAGCAGCGTCGACGTGCCGCCGAGAACCCGGTACAGCTGGATGCCGGTACCGATCAGAAGGCGAGCGAGATAATACGTCTGCGCGTTACCGGCGAGTCGAACGGCGACACCTACACCAGGCCCGCTGGTTGTCGACGCGATGTACAGCTCGATCGTCGCCGAATAATCGGGCCCAGGCGCCGGCGCGCTGCTCAGGTAGTAGAGCGTGGAACCGGAGAACCGGAGGCGATCGCCGCTTGCGGTAATAAAGGCATCGCCGGTTACACCCGGCACCTTCTGCCATCCAGGACTGGCCGTACCCAGCGCATCGCCCGGAGTGCCGTTGAATGGATCGTTGACAAACAGGGTTTGCGTCATCGGAGCGCCACAATGTCAGGGTCGCGCGCGATAAGCTCATGCGTCGCTGCGTCGGCCGTGACCTCCACATCGACGACTGCCGCACCGGGCAGAAACTCGACGGCGACCTGCCACGCGATGTTGTAATCCGCAACCTTCGGGCGGTAGGCGTCATCGCCAGCGCCGCTACCGATCACGGTACAGCGGTAAAGTCGCCTCATGGGAGCGCCCTTAAGCGATGCGAATAACCGCAGTCGCCGCTGCCGGTGCAGGCAGATTTACGGTGAACGTACCGTTCGTCGAAGTGATGTCGGCACCGAAATCCAGGACGGCTTTGACCTTATTGCCGTTGGTGGCGTCATAGATGACGCACCCGCGGGCCGTGATGGTCGAGTTTGCCCACGACGGATCGGCAAAATCGAGGATGGCGGTCGCTCCGTCAAGCGCTGCAGCGTAGCCGCTGAGGGTTGCGCCGCCAGCCGTGTAGCCGGGTCCAGTCACCTCCCCTGCCGCCGAATAGGTCGCGGTGGCCGCGTTCAGCGTGGCCGAACTTGCATACAGGGCGCACTTGTACGTGTTTCCGGGCGGGCAGAGCAACTGCAGCGCGTCGAGCTTTGCCTGGTTGGGGAATGCAGCGGTAATGGCCATCTGAACCTCTACTTGTTTTCGTTCAGCCGAGCGCAGATCACCGCGACAAGCTGTTCATCAGTTCGGCCGGCCACGTCCTCCGGAAAGAGAACGGCCCGGCCGCGTGTGGTTTCGACCGGGTAGCACCAGGCTCCCGGGTCGGCCGCCCACTCGCGCAACTGAGCGAGTAGCGCGGTGGTGGCCGGGCCGATCATTCAGCCGGCGCGCTGGTGTCGGCCTTGCCGGCTTTCTTGGCCCAGCCTTCATCGGTTGCGACCTTGATCAGGTCCGCGTCTTCGGTATCGATGACCGCGCCCTTCTCGAACTGTTCGATCTCGACGCCGCGGTGCGCCCAACTGAAGTCTTTGATTGCGGTGAGTTTCATGTGCTCTCCAAAGCAGGAGGCCCCGCGAACGGGGCCTCCTGTGAGTGGTGGGTGGGTTACGCCGCTGCGATCTTCAGCAGCTTGATCGCCTGGGTGTTGCGCAGCTTGCCGCCCACGCGCTTGCGCACGTAGAACTTCACGAAGCCCGGCGTGGTGATCTCGTCGCGGGTGATGCGCATGCCCACGCGATCGCAGATCAGGTAGCCTTCCTTGAAGTCACCGAACGCCAGCGGGAACGAGTTCGCGGCCAGCGCCGGCATGTCTTCGGCTTCGGTGATGCCATAGCCCAGGAAGGTCGCCGGCTGGCCAGCGGTCAGCGCAGGCTGCCACAGGTAGCGGCCGTCGCCATCCTTGTACTTGCGCATCGCAGCCAGGATCAGCTTGCTGGTCAGCCACTGTGCGTTGTTGCGGTAGCGGGCGCGCAGCGAGTACACCATGTCCAGGAACACTTCCGGGTTGGTCGGCATCGCCGCGGCTTGGCCGGAGGCAAGGTATTGCAGGGTGCCGAAGGCGCGCGAGGCGTCGCCGGTGGTCACTGGAGCTGGGCCGCCCAGGATGCCGGTTGGCTTCTTGACGCCGTCGCCGGTGATGAATGCAGCGCCTTCGCCGACCGCCATCGATTCCGATGCCGAACCGGTCAACCAGTCTTCCACGTTGAAGAACAGGTCGTCCAGCGATTCCTCGGAGGCCTGCGGCTTGGCCGATGCCATACCGAAGGTCGGCGCGACTTCCACCAGGTTCGGGGTGTTGGTCTGGTTACGGGTGTCGGTCTCGCCGACCCATTCGAAGCCGGCGCCGCCGATGTCGAACAGTTCCTTGTAGTCGGTGCTGCCAACAGTGCGCACGGTGGCGATCTGGCGGATCGGGGAAATATCGGCCGACAGGCGTGCGATGGTGCGCTCGATGATTTCCGGCAGCGCGTAGCCACCAGCAGCATTATTTCCGACGGCCGCCTGAGTGGCGCGCTGCTCGCGGGTGCCGGCGTTGTTCTTCGCCTCCAGCGCCTGGAAAGTCTGCTGCATGCGCTGCTCACGCTGGAAGTCGCGCGGCGAGCGGATCCAGTCGTACAAGGCTTCCTTGTACTCGGTTTCTTCCTGGCTCTGACCCTGCTCGCGATTGCCGCCGGCGAAGGCGCCCGGACGCGCCAGCTTGGTTTCCATCTGCTCGAGACGGGCCTTCTGCTCCGACATCGACGAGATGGCTTCGTCCATGCGCGCCAGTTTGGCGTCCAGGTCGGCGGTCGACTTGCCGGCCTTGATGGCTTCGATGCGCTGGTCGTTGGTCTGCTTGTATTCGTTGAAGGCCGTGTTGATCTTGTCGATCGCTTCAGCGACCGAGCGCAGGGTGGGTTCGTCGCGCTTTTCATAGACGACCGAAGCTGCCTTGGCCTGGAAAGCCGCGAAGTGCGCGGCCATGGTAATAGCCATCAGCGTGGCCATGTTTTGGGTCTTGTTCATGAGTTCTTTCAGGAGTTGATGGAGTGGAGCAGCCGGTCGGCCGCTTTCAGCACCGCAGCAGCCTCATGAGCGTCCCGCTCATCCAGGGCGATGCGTTTGACCCCGGCGATGAGCGCCTTGGCCGCGTCTGCCGAGAAACCCGCATCCCGCAGGGTTGTCTCGGCTTGACGAATAGTTTTGATGCTCGCGAGGTCGGCAGCCTTCACGCCGGTAATGCGTGACGCCTCATTCGCTGGAAAGGTCACCAAGGACACCTCCCATAACTCGACCTCGGTGAGCGTGCGCAAATCCGTGACTTTGTCGTATGCCCACTGTTTCGCGACGAAGCCAATCGACAGGCCGTTGAGCGCGCCCATTTTCAAGAGCGCATACGCCTCGGCGCCCTTGGCAGTTTCGAGCGCCAGTCGCCCCTTGATACGCAGGCCCTTAGCGTCCTCGACCATTTCGAGCCAGACACCAATAGGTGCCGAAGCATCGTGTTGCCACAGCATCGCCGGCATGGTGCCCGCGGCCTTGTGCGCTTTGAGCGACTCCGCATAAGCACCAGGTGCAATCACATCGTCATAGGAGTCGCGCACGCCGAAAACCGAGCCGTAGCCCTCAATCGTGCCGTCATCGCCGACTGCCTTCAATTGCATCACGTAGCTGCGCACTTCGCGTCCGCCGGCGCCGTGCTTACGCTCCAGGACGGGCGCCGCTGGCCGTTGCGGGACAGCCGGCGTCGGTCGCGCGAGCGCGCGCGGCAGCGCCGCCTGCAGGTTATGCGCCAGCGGGCGCAGTGGCAGATTCATCATCGTTCATTCCTTTTTTGCCGCCTTGGACCATGTTCATAGGGGTCAGCGGTTCATCGAGGCCAGGAAGTGGATCCTTGCCTTCTTCGTCGCGGATTTCGTTCCGTGTATAGATGCCCATCTCGGCCATCGTGCGCGCCCACTGTGAGCGGTCCCGCATCGAGCCGGCCATCAGGTAGCGGATGTCGAACTCGGCGAACAGCGGCCCCGAGCCGTCGAGCAGTGTCTCGTCCAGCCGCTGTGACCAAGCCATGTGCCATGGCGCAAGCGTGTGCTTGACGTGAGCTGCAAAGAACGCCTCCGAACTGGCGAACGTCGCTGACTTGTCGTTGTGCCCGACCATGATCGGGAACACTCCATAGCCACGACAGATCTCCTCGATCTGCAGCCGGCGTGTTTCAACATGCTGAGCATCGACGCCGGATTGTGCGGTCGGCGTCCATTTCGCGTTGTTGTCCAATACGAGCGGGTCACCGGTCCGCGAGATGCCAGCGAAGCGTTTGATCCAGGCGGTGAGCCGTTCGTGCTGCTTCTCGTCGAGCGCCTTTTCTACGGTGTACACGCCGCTGGGACGCAACCCGTTCTTGTGCATTGCTGCCTGGCTCTGCTCAGTGGCCATAGCCAATCCGATCGCCGAGCACGCCAGCTTGACGGCATCCAGGCTGCGGACCCAGTCCCACTGCACGCCGTTCAGCAAGAACACGTCGTCCGGACCGAATGTACCGATCAAGCCGAATTCGTCCCAGCACCGGTAGACCAGCTCGTAGCGTGAGATACGCTGCACATCCCACCGGCCGGGCTCGACAGGGATGAGCTCCCGCACACGGCCGTTCAAACCGCGCGTCTTGATCGACAGCCCGGTGCCAGTCAGCGCAGCATGGATAGTCATCATGCGGCGCCACTCGAAGGAGGTCTGCCATTCGTTGGCACGGCGTGCCAGCAGGCGATACTCCGGAATGTTGGTCGCGCGCTCGCGAGTGCCGTTGGCCTTCTCACGGTACACATGCAGTTTCGGCGTCGCACAGCCGTCGGCGATGACCTTCACGCAAGCCAGCACCGTTGCCACCTGCAGCGCGGTCTTTGCACTAACGTGGACGCCGCCGATAATAGCGCCACCGCCGCTGTCGATGCGCTTCATGATTTCCGCGTCAGTGCGTTGGGCCGACTTACGGCCCAATAGTCGGTGGAGTAATTTCAAGGTTTGTCCCAGAATGAGGTAACGGCTTCTTGGCCGCTGATTGCGCGGCCGACGCCCATAATCGAGGCGACGGCGCCGTCTATCTTCTGCTCGGGCTTCTCTTTGCGCGGATAAATGTTGTCCTTGGCGTCGAGCTTGGCCACGACATTCGACATCATCCAGGCAAGCATCGGGTTGCCGTCGTGGTGCACTCGGCCGGCTTTGATCGCGCTCTCGAATTCCTTCATCGGGAGCGACATGTTCCTCACCGTCTGCCCAAACTCGACCGCGGTGATGCCGTTCTTCGTCAGCCGCTGCTCTAGCTGTGCCGCGCGGTACGGGTCGAAGACCACTTCGTCCGGACCGTACTCCGCCACTAGGGCCAGCATGTCTTCCTCGATCAGATCGAAGTCGATCTCCGCGCCATCGTGCTGCTGCAGGAAGCCTTCGATCACCCACTTGCGATAAGCGTTGGCGTTCTTCTCCGCGTTCTCGATCGCTGCCTCCGGGAGGTAGTAGTCGCCGAACAGGTAGAAGTGCTGCTTGCCATCGATGACGCGCACGAACATCAGCATGAGCACGCACACGTCGGATCGGCTGGCCAGGTCAAGCGTCAGGTAACAGCGTTCGCCCTTGAACTGCTCACGGCGTAGCGTGCGGTCCGCACACTTCGCCCACTCGAGCATGTTCAGCCAGGCCGACTTTGCCGAGCACCAGATATTGAGGTGCTTCGTCTTGAATCGGACCTGCTTCGATGCGCTTTGCGTCGCCAGGCGCTGCTGCGACAACAGAAAGTCCTCATCGACGGAGATGCCAAAGTTCGGGTTCGCCTTGCGTAGAACCGCTGGGCTGGTCCAGTCGTCACCCTCATCGATCGTATAGATCAACGCGAACAGCTCAGGATCGTCCAGCACACCTTCAAGAACCTTCTTCGCGTCGCTTTCCTGGTCGTAGCACGGCCCGGCGATATTGAAGCCGGCAGTCGTGATCATGAGCAGCAGAGGCTGCTCGCGCGCGCCCATGCCGGTCTCCATCGTGTCAACCAGCTCGGACGTGTCGTGCTCGTGGTATTCGTCCACGATCGCGCAGGAAGGCGACGCGCCGTCACCAGGCTTGCCGATCACCGGCTCAAAGCGCGATCCATCTGAGGGTACGAGCAGTGCCTTAGCCCAGACCTCCGCGCCAAGTGCCTCCTTCAGCTCAGGCGTGCGCTCGAGCATCTGCTTGGCCGGCCGGAACACCTCCCACGCCTGGGCCTCGGTGGTGGCGCCTGAATAGACCTCGGCGCCGAATTCGCCGTCGACCGAGAACATGTACAGACCAATGCCTGAACCGATGATCGACTTGCCGTTTTTTCGAGGCACCGCGAAGTAGGCCTTGCGATACCGGCGCCGGTCGTTCTTTTTGATCTTCCAGCCAAACAGCGAGGTGAACGCGAAGCACTGCCATGGCTCCAGTGTGATCGTCTCGCGCTTTCGAGCCCATTTGCCTTTTGTATGGGGCATCAGCGACAGGAACGTGCAGACCTTGTTCGCCGCGTCCGGGTCGAAGTAATACGGAAACGCTTTCCGCTTACTCGCCTTCAGATCGTCCAGGTGCTTCTTGCACGCCAGCTTGACCCATTTGCACGCGACGATCTTGCCCTTGGTGACTGCCTGCGCGTACTCCAGCGCCGTGCCGACGAAATCGGCCGACATAATCAATGCGCCTTTTTCTGGCCACTCAACATGGCTGCGAACGGGTTGGCCGGAGTATCCTTTTTCGCCGAGACGCGCGAGCGATCCGCCGGCGTCATGCCCAGCACCGCCAAAGCAGTGCGGATCTGCGCGACTTGGGCGGAAGTCACCTCACTATCTGGCTGTGCACGAAACTGCGCGATCAGGCGCGCTGCAAGCTCGACCGCCATCCGGTCGGTCGCCTGCAAGACGTTGGCCGGCAGCACGCCGACGATCTCGGCCCAAACCGCCTTCTGCTTGGCGCTGAAGTATTTTGGCGGTGCCGGGTCGAAAGCACCGGCTTCGAAGTCGTCGCGGCGCCGCCCAGGGTCCTTGTCGAACGAGCCCCGAGCCTCCAGCACCGCCGAAGGGGTTCGGGGTTTGGGCATCCTGTCGCCCTCCTAAGTCGAAAGTCTGAATTGCGGAAGTAAAAATAAAACTAGCTAGTCGGTCTAGGGGCCAATTGCCCCGGAGATCTAGGCTCCCCCTCCCCTTTCGGCCTGGGATTTCGCCTTGTGACAGGTCGGGCAGCAACTTTGCAAGTTCAGTTCGTCGTCCATCTGCGCGTCTGTCCAACCCCGCTCGCGGGCGGTAGCCTTGTTCACGATGTGGTCGACTTCGCGTGCAACGTAGGTGCATCCCTTGGCTTTTATCCGGCATAGGCCCGCATCGCGTTGCAGCACGCGCTCGCGCAGCTTCTGCCACTGGTAGCCATAGCCACGCTGTGCGCTGGTGAGTTCGCCGTGCGACCGATTCCATCCGGTCTTGAGTTGGGCATGCTTAGCGCAATAGCCCGGCGCATCAATCAATGCACCGCAGCCCACCTTCCGGCAAATAGTCTTTGGGCGAGCAGCCATCAGCGCCTTCCCTTCCTCTTGCGCACCAGCCGTTGCGGCGCCAGCGGCAGCAGCTGCACGATCTCCAGTACGCTCATGGTGATCGCGCCGTAGCCCTTCGCAAGTAGCAACCTTTTGGCTTCAGTGCAGTCAGCGAGCAGGTTGCAGGCGTCATCCAGCGCGGGAGCCTGGTGCACGATGACCATGGAGGCCGGGCGATCGGGCACCACCATGCGGATGATCCGGTCGCGGAACTGTTCTGCAAGTGGCCTCACGGCGTCACCTCACTGGCCGGAATTCCGTAGATGCCCGCGATTTCGTCAGTCGTAGCCACGGCGCGCCAGTCACACCAGAGAGGGCGCGAGGTGCGCTCCATGAACTCTGCATGCGCTGCGTCCGTGCGCGCCTTCAACCAGGCGTCATAGCCCATGTCCTGAGCAGATAGGGCGGGAAAGAGTGAACTCGCGTCGGTGACGATCAGCGGGATCTCGCCCATTCGCTCGCACAGGATTTCACCTGGGCGCAGTTGCGGACGCAGGAGGACGACGGTCGCACGGCCGTCGAGATCGTGCTCAAGCACATACGGCTCGGCGCGGCGCAGCACGATCTCGCTGCCGATCTGCACGCGCAGGCTTGGGATTGGTCGTTCCACGGCTACTTCTCGCCGAAGCCGGGCACGTCACGGGACGTCGTCCTGTAGAGGTCGCAGACGAAGGCGATCGCCAGGATGCCAACGACAGTCCACAGCACGCCGTATGCCCAGCCCGGCGCACTCAGGCGGTCGAGCAGGAGCCACATGACGATTGCCAGGCCGATCGGCGAACGCATTGGCAGCGACGAATGCTTGATGGCGATCTTCTTCTTCATGGGATACCTCGGAAATAAAAAAGCCGCCAGCAGCGCGAACGCTACGGCGGCGAAGCCGGTGTGAGGCCGGCGGAGACACTGCAGGGCGGTCGATTACTTGCGGCGCGCGGCGTTCGCGATGGCCACTTTTTCGACGGCGATCTTCTGGGTGGCGTGGGTCTCGACGTCGATGAAGCGTTCGCGGTCGAAGGTCTTCCACAGACCATTGCTCCAGCGTGCTTGGTAGCGCATGCTCGTCCTTTCGTTGTTAGGTTGCCGGTTACAGCGTCCGGCGACGTGGCGCGCCTGGGGTAGCGCCCGTCTGTTCTGGCCAGCGCCAGGTCGTATTCGAATGTGCGTGGGCGCCGTCTTCCGAGGCTATCCGGGCGGGCGCTCCGGAACTCGTCGGGCAAGTCTGATCCCGTGCGCGTGTCGTCGCGCTTCTACGCTGCCGATGGCAGTTACGCTGCCGCGTGCAGGCGTTGCTTCAGTTCGTAGCCCATCAGCGGCCAGATCTTCTGCACTGCGTTCTGGCGCGCGATCTTGCGGCCGATCTCGGCGTCGAAGTTCTCGGGCGAGGCGCAGGCCGATTCGCCGGTGACGGTGAAGCCATTGCGCAGGACCAGCACGCAGAACGTGAGGAGGTTCAGCGTTTGCTCATTCGTGAAACCCTGCCCGTGCTGGAGCGCCTCACTTCCATACACACCGTCGCCCGCCGTGAAGTAATGCTCGCTGGCGATGTTCGCCTCGATGTCGTCGGGCGTGACACGCGGGGCGATCTTGCCCTTGGCCTGGATTTCCTGCTCGATTGCTTGGTCGTTCATGAATTCCCCGGAAATAAAAAAGCCCGCGGTCCTTTCGGAGGCGGGCTTGGTGCTCCCATGCTATCTGCGTGGTGAGCTAAAAAAGAACCCCGCCGATGCATGAAAGCGCAGAGGGCGGGGCCGTGTTGACTGGTCAATCTGTACAGGCGTGCGACAGCATCAAAGGCTGGGTACTGTCGCGAGTTCCGGTTATCGGTGGCGCGGTGCGCACATTACGAGGCCGGAAGAATGTAGACCTACAGTTTACACGAATTGCCGGCGGCTGCTCAACAATTCATCACGTTTATCAGCGCTGGGGCACGGACCGCAGCTTGGCGCCAGCGCGCGCGGCGTGGCTGTCCACGATGCTGTGCAGCTCGCTCACCATGTTCAGCGTGTGCTCGCGGACGAAGCCGGCCGCCATGGGCAGATCGGCTGTACCAGTGCCGCAACAGGGCTTGCAGGTGCGGCTCTCGACCACACCAGTGCCGCCACACAGCGAACAGTTCCCGTCGAGCCAGTGCGCCAGCGAGTGCTCGGCCACCGTGCGGTACAGCTTCTGTGCGGCATCGGCATCCCAGGCGGTGTTCTCGGGCACCCAGCGGCGCGCACGGCCGCGCTTGATCACCTCGGCAGTCCACAGGCGTAGCAGCTGGGCCAGGCATGCGACGCCACGTTCCGACTCGACCGCGTCGCCGGCCAGCGCCTGTCGGCAGTCGGCTTCACGATGCGCATCCTTCGCGCGAATCGCCTCGGCCAGCCCCTTCTCCGCGCGCTCACGGGCGCCAGCGGCATGGGCCATATTCCGCGCAGTGGCGGCGGCGAACTTCACACGGTGCAGCAGCGGCCCTAGATCGCCCGATACCTCAGAAGCAGCGAAAGCCGCGGCGAGCAGCGGCTCGGCCTGGTGATGGCGCTCGTCGTCCTTGAGATTCGGCGCGCTCAGTGCGTGGATGTAACGGTCTGCGAATCCCATGATTTAACCTTCAGCGAAAGACGACCGGGTGAGCGTAGCATGCTGAGAAGAATTATTCCAGCAGTAAATGTTAATTCCAGGAAAAGATTTTGTTTGCCAATTTCATGTTCTTACGCTAGAAAACGATGAGCTAATAGGCGAACAAGTTCACTCTCGATGTACGTGCACAGGTCGCTGTTTTAAGAGTTCAGTTAGAATCGATCTCTGAATATTTACGGTTGTGTCATGACTCCCCACCTTCTTATTGTTGACGATGATCCAGACTCGCAAGCGACCCATGTCGACATCTTTAGGACGCTTGGGTGTCAGTGTTTCGCTGTAACTGAAGTTTCAAGGGCCATCCCCGCTCTACAAGGGGTGCAATTCGACGCGGTGTACGTGTCATCCCGACTATCTCAAATCGATGAGCGCAGGCTCGCGACAGAGGCGAGATTAATTCAGCCTCATCTGAAAATTATCGTGGCGAGCGGGTCTCCTCTTGCAGTTGCCACTCCGTTTATCGATTTCTTCATTCAGAAGCCTTCCAGTCTGCACGCGCTCTACCATGTCGTTAAGCAGGTGATCAACCGGAAAAATATTTTGTACTCCATTGACGTGGCGCCGATGCTTGTTAAAGGGCCACCTCCCCCGTTTCATTAATCTCCACCCGCACAGCACCAGGCTTCTTCCCGTACTCGCGCCGGATCGTCACCGGCTCGAACTGGCTGTCGTTCACGCCCAGGGCATCGGCCACGCCGTCCAGCATCGGCTTGCACGCGGCCAGCAGGTTGTCGCGGTCGCGCGCGGCGGTCGGGCTGGACGAACGTGATCACCAGCGCCAGCTCGGCGCCCGGCTCGAAGCCGTGTCCGGCGGCAGCGGCCTGGGTCAGCAGCGCAGCGCCAGCGCGTGCCGACTTGCGCAGCGCCACGGTCGACGCCCAGTGCTTGCCCTTCGAGTTGTTCGGGTTCAGGCGCCGGTCGGGGAATGGCAGGGTCACCAGGATGGTCGGGCGCGTCATTCGAACCTCGCGCTGCTGCGACCTCGGCCTGGTGCCGGCTGCGGTAGACAGCCGCTCCACGGTTCGAAGCGGCACGTCGGGCCATCGAAACGCAGCTGGATGTCGCCGAGCGCGCCGCTGCGCTGCTTGCGCACCAGCACCTCGGCAAAGCCGCGCAGCTCGGTGTTCTCCGGCTCGTACATTTCGGGGCGGTGCACCAGCATGACGATATCTGCATCCTGCTCGATCTCGCCCGAGTCGCGCAGGTCGGAGAGCACAGGGCGCTTGTCGGGCCGTCCTTCAACCGCTCGATTGAGCTGGGCCAGCGCGATGATGGCCACGCCGAGTTCCTTGGCCAGCGCCTTCAGGCCGCGCGAATACGAGCCGATCTGCTCGTGGCGCTTCTCGCCCTCCCCTCCGCTCATCAGGCCCAGGTAATCCACGATGATGACGTCCAGGCCGTGGCGGCGCTTCCACGCTTTCGCCTTCATGCGCAGGTCGAGCAGCGAGATCGCCGGGGTGTCGTCGATGGCGAAGCGCAGGCTGTCGAGCTTGATGCAGCCGGTCGTCACCCCAGGCCAGTCCTCGGCGCCGGACATGTCGCCCAAGATCGACGCCAGCGGCACGCGGCCGCGGTTGGAAAGCGCGCGCGCCGCGATCTCCTGGCTCTCCATCTCCATGCTGAAGTTGAGCACGCTGACGTCGGCAGCCATGTTCAGGCCAATATCGGACGTCAGCGCGGTCTTGCCCATCGACGGGCGGCCGGCAACGATGACCAGCTGGCCAGGACGCAGCCCGCCGTTGAACAGGCGATCAATTGGCGCGATCCCGGTAGGCATGGCGCCGCTCTCGCCCTCGGCCCGCTTCTCGATCTGCTCCAGCACGCCCTGCAGCACGTCGCGGATCATCCGTGGCTCGTTGCGCACGCGCCGCTCGGCGAGGCTCGTGACCATGGACTGCATCGCATCCAGGATCTCGTCGCCGGACTTGCCCTTCGTGTTCTGGGCCAGGCCGTTGATCGAGTCGGCCACGTGCATCACGCCGCGCAGCAGCGCGCGGTCGACCACGATGCTGACGTAGCGGCTGACGTTGGCGGCGCTCGGCACGCTCTGGGAGAGCTTGTTGAGGTACTCGCCCAGGCCGTCGAGGAACGGGCCGCCACGCGCCTGCAGCGCGGCCCAGACGGTAACCGGGTCGGCGGCGTGGCCCTGCTTGATCAGCGCCAGGATCTCGGTGTAGATCGCGCGGTGGTCGTCGCGCGTGAAGTGCTTCGCCTGCAGGTCGCCCAGCTTGTCGACCGCGTCGTTGACCCTAAGCAGCGCGCCCAGGACAGCCTGCTCGGCTTCGATCGACTGCGGGATGGGATTGTGGTCTGCCATGTTGCTCATGCTGCTTTCTTTCCGTGTTGACCGCCGCTGATGTCGGCGAAGCCTTTGCGGCTGATGATCCAATCGAACCCTGCGCGCGGCGGGATGACCGCGTTGTCGCGCACCCAGGGGAAGAACTTTTCGACGAAGCCGGGCTTCTGCGAGAACGTGACGAACTCCCGGATTGCTGCGGCGCGCGCCGGCACGAAGATCGACGTCGACACGTCGCCCAGTTGGGCGCCCAGCACGTCGTTGAAGGCGCTGATCACGGCGACCTCGTCGGCGCTGTACGTGGCCTGTACCTCGTCGAGCCAGCCGGCGGCGTTGAGCCACGAGGCCGGATAGGGAATGAACTTCGGATCGCTCCACTCGCCCGATGCCTTGACCTGCTCCAGGCTGGCCAGGATCTGCTCGAGCAGGGCGTCGTCGGGGTTGAGCTTCGTGAACGCCTTGACGGCGTCGTTGCGCGATCGCTTCCGAGGATAGGCCTCGTAGAAGCGCTCGAACCTTGCTTGCACCTGGTCGGCTGTGCGGCGCTGAGGCTTCCCAGCCGCCACGGCGTCGCCCTCACCGATTTCCGTTTCGTCTTGCTCGCCGACCGTCGGAGCGCAAGAACTTTTCTTTTGGTGGTTGTCTTTTGGAAGGTTGTCTTTTGTGTGTACCGAATCGGTACTATCGACCTGTACCGAATCGGTACTACCCCTGTACTCATTCGGTACATGTACTGAATCGGTACTAGGGTGTACTGATTCGGTACTATCTGGCGTGCTTTTCAGCTGGCCAGCACTCACCCACTTCGTGTGGTTTTTCTGGATGCCGATCATCGAGCCAAAGCGACCCGGGCGCTTCGTGATCACGTTGCGCAGCGCCAGCGCGTTGAGCGTGGACGTTACGTGCGGGCGCGCGAGCGAGCACAGGTCGCCGATCTGCGATGCTGACAGGTCGTCCTCCTTCTTGCCGTAGCCGTAGGTCTTGCGGACGATGGTCAGCAGCACCAGCAGCTCGCGCTGGCTGAACCCATGGGACAGGATGGCTTCGAACAGCTCATTGGCGATCCGGATGAAGCCGTCTTCAAGCTGGGGCGTGCTCATTTTTGGCCGTCACCTGGGCGGCAGGTGACGGGCGCTTCGTCGGGTGGAGCGCCGTGCCCGTAGACCCAGGCGACTTCGTCAACGTTCGCGTAATAGCCGCAGGCACCGATGCGTGTCGGCTCGACCCAGCGCTGGCCAATATCGGCGGCCGGCGCCAGGCGGCGCGCGCACGAGGTGCACGACACAAGGTCGCTACCTGGGCACTTGAGAAGGTATGCGCGCGCTGCCAGCGGCGGGACATCGCGTGGCGGCGGCGCTGTGCCGCTTATGCGGGATGCGTCGGCCTGGCCGGCGCGTGTCGCGGTGGGGAATGCCATGCTGCTCTCCAAAATTTGGGCGTAAAGAGGCCCTATGGCCGAGCGGGAGACCGATCGGCGTCTACGTTTGCTGGTTGGATTAAGTGCTAGCCGCTATGCGGGTGCGGCGGTCTGCGGATCTGGCAGCACAGTAGCCCTGATATATGCCCAGTCCGTTGCAGGGCACAGAAGTTCGCAGATAAGAACCTGGTTGCTTTCTCGCTCCAGGTTGATCGCCATCTTTTCAGTGCACGGTCGATTTCCGTAACCGATCTGACGGAGGTAATCGAACGAGGTGCCACATCGCTCAGCAAAAGAGTCACGCGCATCCGGAGGGATGGCGTTCAGGTAGTCGATCAGTCTCATGGCCTTGATGATTATCACTCTATGGAGCCTTGACTTTATCAATTGATACAGATAAAGTCAAGCAAATGATAATTTATCGAACGCTAAAAATTTGGGATAATTAGGGGATGGACATGTATCAACACCGAAGAGACCGGCTACTACACCTCATCAACGGAACGTTTGAGGGCGAGCGCGTAAGATTTTGTGAGCACGTCGGGATAAGCGAGTCCCGGCTCGCGCAGCTACTCTCCCCAAACTTCCGAGGAGGCACAGCCTTTAGCGAAAAGACCGCTAGGAAGCTAGAGACACAAGCTGGGCTGCCACCGATGTATTTTGACGAGGGGCTAACCTTCAACGCCGACAGGTATTCAGTTGAAGAGCTACTCAAATTGTGGCCTGACGCTCGACGCGTCGTTGCAGTAGAAGAGGACGATCCAAGGTTAGTCCGCATCCCGAAAGTAAAGCTTAGGCTTTCGGCCGGCATCACTGGCTTCCAGGTGGAGCCCGAGACCTATGACGGAGCAACGACGACGGTCCCAGCTGATTGGATGGAACGTAACGGGTTCAAGCGCGACAAGCTGTACGCGATTCGGGTCAAGGGCGAAAGCATGGAGCCGACGCTATACGAAGACGACCTGGTAATTTTGAACACTGCAGAGACAGAGCCAATCGACGGTTCGGTGTATGCGATTAACTATGAGGGTGAGCCAGTCGTAAAGCGGATGGTCCGCGACGCTGGTGAATGGTGGTTGACGTCAGATAACCCAGATCAGCGGCGGTTTCTCCGCAAGGTCTGCCGGGGAGAGGCGTGCCTGATTATCGGGAAAGTTGTCCGCAGAGAGAGCAATTTCGTTTAGTATTATTGACCTCTTAAAACCCGCGGCCCTCGCGGGTTTTTTTTCGTCTAGACTCGGCAAAAAAAAACCTACCTCACATTATCAAATGCTTGACTTGATCTTTATCACTTGATAAAGTTCTCTTGTCGATGCTCATTTGCCTGACGTCACGAATCAAGCAAATGATTGACTCCAAACGAAAAAGCCACCTGGCGTTGCAGCGCTGGATGGCCTCGTACAACCTAAATTTCTGAGGTGGGGAATGGTGCAGGCTAATAGTATCAACAATGAAATGTCCGTGGCAAGTAATTATTTGCCAACTGTTAACGATAGTACTTCTGCTGTTGCTAACAAGTCGACGTTTCCGATCGAGCTGAAAAAAATCGATTCAGACGCGCTGTACTTTTATCCGACGACACAACTTGTTTTCACCGACTGTTTCTTGACCGGACCGCTGCAAGTGCGGGGAAGTGCCCTTGCGTTTGGCGACGGCGTGTGGGTCGACTTTGTCGATAGCACTGGGCTCCACCTGATCACGCTGTCGGTGCAAACAGTCCTGTATCTCATTGATCACTTTATCGAGCGTGACCGTATTTCACTTCTCACTCAAGCTGCCCTGCACTACGGCTTGGGCGCCAACGCGTTGATGGGTGCTGACCTGGATGGTATGCGCGACACCCCGCAAGGCGACACGCGCCACGAAGGTCCGCTTACCCTGCCGCACCACAGCCTGGGTGTCACGACGTTCACCGGCATTGCCGTCCGATCGCATGCCGGCCGCTGCGGAATGACGCTTGAAGAGGTCCTGTGGCGCTTCGACCAGTTCGGTACCGCCGATCAGGCCGAGCTGATGGCCGGCTTGGCGAAGCATTTCGACCTGGGCCAGGAAGAAACGGCAGGTGCAGCATGAGCGTCAAAGATCAAATCCCCGGCACCACTCAACAAGCCTTGTTCGAGGCCTTCTCGTGGGTGTCGCCGCAGCAACGAGGCGAGAACTACGAGCTGCTGTCCAACGCTCGCGACATCGCTGCCGGCGCGGCCATTACTCTGGAGATAGTCGAGCGCGCGGAACTGGATGCCGAGCACGACGATGCGCCGCTGCTCAGCAAGTATCACAGCGGCGCGCTGATGCGCATGGTGATTGCCTCGATGAACCTGTTGCGCGACCGGATCGACCAGCGGTTCGAATCCATGAACGATGCCGATCAGCCAGGGCATGGCGGGCGCGCATGAAAGCGCACATCACAAAGCACGACGGCGAGTACGTGCTGTCACTCGCGGCCACGTTGGTAGTGGTGGCAGACGCGATTCACAGCCCGGATGCCGGCGCCGAGGGCAAGATCCGGGCGGCACGTGTCATTGAGCAGGTGATGGCAGCGGCGCGCGCGGCCAAGTTCGAGCAAGCCGACATCCTGGAGACGATGCTGGCAGCCCACGCCCACGCTACCCGCCTGATCCCAGTCTTCGATGCGCTGGTCGCCCGCGTGGGCAGCCAGAAGGTGGTCGAGATCATCCAACAAGGGCTGGCGTCGGCCAGCTCACAGAACGGAGGCGAGTAATGCCTGGCTACACCACTTATCGCACTACTGCGCCGGCGCTTGTCCGCCTGGCGCGCAGCAAGCCGGCCGCCGAGGCCGGGTTCGTCACCTTGATCCTGCTGGCCGGCCTCGCGCTGGACGGCCTGGCCGGGGTCGTCCTGACCGTATTGGAGAACTTCACGAAATGAACAAGCACGCACAGACACTTAGCGGCGCTCGTGGCCCATTGGACCACCCTGCGGCCACCTCGGGCGATGCCCTGGCCGACGCCTACAGCCGGTACGTGGCCTCGTGCAAGGCTCGCGGCGTTCTGCCGTGCTCGCGCGAATCGTTCGAGGCAGACAGCCTGCAACAGCTCAAGGCGCTGGCGCTGGCGGCGACACCAGGGCCGTGGCACGCGCCGGGCATGGGCGAAATCCATGCCGAGAATCACGACGACATCGCGCAGATTACATTCCACACGGGTGACGACGAGGATTGCCAGTGCGGCACCGAAGCGGACGCCAAGTTCATCGCCGGTGCCAACCCTGCCGTTGTGCTCGACATGATTGCTCGCATCGGCACGCTGCAAGGCGCGCTGAAGATGGCAAACGAGCGTCTGGCCGATCTCACCCGCATCACCCTTCCGAAGACCGGCGTCAAAGTGGCCGAGATCACCGCGGTGCAGCGCGATCTGGCGCGCCACGCCGCCGGCGGGAACGTCGAAGTGGCCGCCACCTGCGTGCAGGCCCAGGCGGGGATTGAAGGCCTGCTGTCGGGCCTCGACGCGGGGCAACTGGCATGAGCGCGCAGACCCGTTATGCGCTCCTCGGTCGGCGCGCCGCGGGCAGCGTCGACCCGATGCTGATGGGGTTGGTGGCCATCATCCTCCTGAGCGGCGTGCTGGTCGCATTCACGCCACGCGATGCAGAGGCGCCGCAGCAACCAGCCCCAGCACCAGGAGCCGGCATCGCGTATGCGCCCTACGTATTCGCAGACCACGATACCGGTTGCCAATACCTCAGCACGCACAACTCGACCGGCCTGGCGCCACGCATCGCCGCCGACGGCAAGACACACATGGGATGTAAAGGAAACACCCAATGAACGCACCGAAAAAATTCCTGCGCCTGCCGGCCGTGATCGAGCTGGTCGGCATCAAGCGCACCGTGATCTACGAACGCATCAAGGCCGGGACATTCCCGAAGCCGGTCCAGATCGGGCCGCGCGCGGTCGCCTGGGACCAGGAAGAGCTGGTGAAGTGGCAAGACAGTCTGCCCCGCGGCGTCAAAAACCAGGCCGTTTAG